TTGCGTTTAATCACTTTTATTGCTGACTTTGCTGTATATCTTCTTTTCTCTCTTTTCCTCTATAAGGCATCGACAATATCTACAAAGTCTAAAACCTATACCCTGTAAAGCTTTCGATTGTAGATAACCTTATCTACAATCTATTTACAATCTAACAATCGCTCTGTAGTATTTGTAGTATATGTAATACGGATAGATAAAAAAATACCGCTCCCTCGTAGGGCGGTAATCCAAGTCAATCTTTAAAAAAATTTTCTCATAGTCTTAATAGAATTGTCAAGACAAAAAATAACCGCGCTCCCGGGTGGTATAAAAAGCGCAGTAGTATAAGGTATAAATATGATTACTTTTTATTATATCTCAAAAAACAAAATTCAAGATATAATACAAGAAACAGTACGCACCTCATCGATGGCTCAAAAAGTCCTTACTGGTAACTATTTTCTTAAAGGGCAATCGTATCCTACGATTGCCAGTGAAATTGTTGTTGAGATTAAAAAGGGATCGACTTGGGATGAGGAGTTTTTTATTCAGGGAGATTTTACTACATGGAACATTAATTTTTATGTAGCAAAGCAATTTGGAGAAGATCGCATGGCAGTTGGGCGAGTTGATGAATTGCAGTTTGGGGATTTTATTTTACCTTCTAATGAAGATGGAGAAAATCCAATTGAATATCAAGATTATACTTATTTTCGTCTAATCGTTGACAGCAACGTTACGGATGGAATGGAAGTTACTCCTATTGCTTTTAAGGAAATTGCACAACCAAAAGCAGGAAGAGATTACTGGCAAGCTGACTTAGAGGCATCTAAAACTATTGCTAATCGGCTCGTTGTTGAACCTTTAGGACTAGATTTAATTCCCGTAGTCGTTAGGGGGGAAGTTTGATGCCAATTGAAATAACTGGAAGTTCTAGGCAAGTAATTGTTTCAGCTACTCTTGGAGGTGCTGGATGGTCGCCTGTTTTGTCCCTAGTTACTGATGGTAATCGCCGGGTTTTTCAGGTAGTTAATTGGATAGGAGGTTCGGGCACTCCCCCTGCAACGGGTGGGTATATTGGAATATCTGGATTAGTTTCTTCAATTAGCTCTGCTGTTGATGTTCGGGGTTCTCCCGGTAGTCCGGGAGAAGGAAGTGCTTTTTATAAGCACACCCAAGCTACTCCTTCTGCAATCTGGACAATCGTTCACAGCTTGAACTTTGAGCCACAAACTCAAGTTTTTAGTTCAGGAGGAGTAAAAATAGAAGCTTTTGTACAAAACCTTTCTTTAAATACTACTCAAATTATTTTTAGTAGTCCCTTTAGTGGTTATGCAATTTTATCGAGGTAAAAATCATGACATTCATCGAATTTTGGTCTGACACTGAATTTAAAGGAAAAATTCGGGCTTCTGTTGCCCCAGAAAATCCTAGCGATTTGGTCAATTTTGGCACTTTAAATGCTCTCCTGGAAGGATTTGACTACAAAGATGCAGTATTCGCTTCTGCCCCATCAAATATCAATTTAAATGCCCCTGGGTCAGTAATTGGTGGGGTCACGATGACTCTAGCCAACTCTCGCTTTATTGCCGCAAATCAAACTAATAATACAGAGAACGGGTTATACAATTGGAACGGAGCTTCTGTTCCGGCTACCCGCACTGCTGACGCTAGTACAGGAGCCGAACTGAGAAACGCTATTGTTACCGTAGCTTCTGGTACTGGAAATACTGATGACGGAGTGACTTACAGGCAGATTACTCAATCCGTGACTTTGGGAACTTCTCCTATAATCTGGCAAGTTCATGGGGCCGGAGTTCCTGACGCAAGTGAAACCACGTCGGGAAAAGTACAGCGAGCTACTTTAGCCGAACTAGAAGCGGGAACAGACACAGCCAAATATGTCACACCTTCCTTGCTTGCCAGTTGGTCTGGCAAGCGGCGATCAGTAACTACTAATCCTTTTGGAGATGGCACTAATACGGTGTTTGTGATCACGCACACCTTGACTGATACTAATCCCAGCGTAGAAGTAATTCGCAATAGCGGTAATAGGGATACTGTAGGAGTTTTTACGGAACGATTAAGTAATACTTCAATTCGTTTAACTTTTGCTTCTACAGCAGTACCCTCCGTAAATGGTTTTGTAGCCAAATTATTAGCTTAGTGCATGAAAGAGTATCTCGGACCAATTGACACCTTAGATAGCATTGCTACATCCCGATGGGTATCAAATTACATGACTTGGGCTAATATTTCCGGGAAACCAACCATTCCAATTATTACCTACGGAACTGCGGCTCCTAATAATAGCGATGGATATCCGGACGGATCCCTGTATTTTCAAATTTCCACCTAACTTAATCCCTTCGATAAAAATTATGAAAATCATAGAAACAGTAGAATCTTACACTTTTCAATCCGATGCGGGCGACTGGCATTGCAAATGGTATAAAGATGAAGGTGTTGAGATTTTGCCTCAATTTTTACCAGATTCAAGGCTAATCGTAGCCAGTCCAGTTAATTTCTTGAATTTATCAACTTTTATAGTCGAAGTTCACGCGTTTGTATCTGCGAGAGAATTATGGCCGCTTTAAGTGGATTATCAGATTTAATTAATAGGCAATCGGGGGGCAACAATGGCAATCCCGATAATCTTTTTTTTCATAAAGTTCCACGAATCGGGGGAGCCAGTGCCGCAGTACCAGTCGCCGGGAGAGATCATTCTTTGTGGCAATACGACGGCCTTCCGAGTGGTGGGGCTATTCCCACAATTGCCGAAATTCCAGTCCGATCGATGATTGGATCGATGCCTTTTCTTGCTCCTAGCAATTCGCAGGAAAAATTTTTAATTCAGGCTGGAATTACCTCTACTGTTGCTGGAATTTATCTTCTGTATGATCGCTTGTTTCATATAGGAGGATTGAGCGCTGCAATAACCACGGATCAGCCGATTCAAGGTTCTACCGCTCTGACGCGAAATACGAATGGACTTGGAAATATTGCTTTTTACGAAATCTATAGTCAAGTTGGCACAACCAGTGCCAACTTGACTATGACCTACACCAATCAAGCAGGTGTACCAGGAAGAGTATCATCCATTAATATCGGAGGAACTGGATTTCGAGAAGCGACTCGCACACAAAGAATTCCTTTAGCTTTAGGGGATACCGGAATCAGAGCAATCGAAAAAATTGCTTTATCAGCCAGCACTGGTACGGCTGGTAATTTTGGCATCATCCTTGCGATGCCGATATCTTGGCAGCCTGTGACTTCGGCAGGGGTGATGGGTTGGCGCGATTACACGACAGGGTTGCCAGGCATCCCGGCGATCCACCCGAATGCTTGTCTTTCTTATATGTTTCGAGCGGGAGTGGCAACTGCCCCAGAAATTTTTGGATGCTTGGCTTTTGTGGAGAAATAAAAATGCCTATTAATAATTATCAAGATTATCTTAGCCAAATCTCTTTGCAAAATGCAGAAAATTTTCAAGCTAATATAACAACGCAGACAATGGCTGCTAAATTAATATTAATCTCCAGATTTTTTCCTACTACGGCTTCTATTCCTTCTTCAAGTATTGCGCTAGATAATACCAGCCTGCATGGGATAAATAATAATTTATTAGGCACAAGTGAGTTGTTGTTGCTGGGAGGCGAATTTAATTCTCTAGGAACACACACTTTGATCCTGGTAGATTTGCTTAATATTTCTGGCGGGCTAAATGCTATTTTGACCACAGAGCAAACCACAAATTTGCCATCAGCACCCCTAACAAGATATGTAAATGGGGAAGGGGTATTTGCTGGCTTAATTACTTGGGCAACTATAGGACAAACAATTTCTACATCTTCGATTAATTATATCAATCAAAATGGGATATCGGAGCGAATTAGCCCTCCGATGTCTTTCTCTGGCTCGACACCTGATCGAGCAGCGGGTAGAATACATTTGATACCTCTTGCTCCTGGAGATACTGGTGTGCGGGAAGTGAGGTCAGTAACTTTATCAGCCAGCACTGGCACGGCTGGTAATTTTGGGGTGGCATTATTTAAGCCTTTGGCTATGATGTCGGTGTCATTCAGTCAGCCGATTGACGCTGTAAGTACTGGGGGATTTATTGGAAGCCTTTGCAAAACCTTCCCAAACGCTTGTTTGTCTATTTTTTTATATCCAGGGACAGGCGCTCATTCTGTTTCAGGTTCTCTTTTTTTTGGGGAGTAATCGTATGGCTTCACGGCGTTTATTTGATCCCGCAACAATAGAAATTGGACAAATTCCCATTATTGATTTAATTCAATTTACCCAAAGTTACGTTAAGGTCAATGGAGCTTATCAACTTGCAGTACCTTTCATTAAAATCAATGGAATTTATCAGCAGTCGGATCCGGCAATAAAAAATAATGGAATTTATCAATACGGCTAAATTATTTAGGCTTTTGCAAGATTGATTGACAGGGTTGCGTGCCACATTTTGCCACTGATTTCCCGACTCTATCCCTCACCATCAAGGAAATCAAGAACAGTAATCGGATGCCAAAAATTTCAAAGATTGATGGATTGCCTACAGCGCACTTGATGCCATTAAAGGCTATTTTGCTTGGAAGCATCTACGTGATTTGCAGTCTCTTGTGCCAACAAACCACCCTTTTAAAAATCGAGCGCCGCTTGTCTCTGATGCTTAAATATCATCCCATCCACTCAATCCAGAAGACATAACATAGCTGGTAACAGTAGCTTCAAAAAAGTTTGATTTGGTATGACCTTCCCCTTGAGTATCAGAGAATTTTTCTAAATGAGAATAAGGAGATTTTTTGTATTTGTCCTCGGTAAAAATTGGATTTAAGCCGATGGCTTTTAGTCGAATATTGGCAAGGTATTTGGTATAGTGATCTATACTTTCTTCAGTAATGCCCAGTATTCGATTACCGATAATATGGTTGGACCAATTAATTTCTTGATTAACAGCCTCCAAGAAAGAACTTGCTATACCTTCTTTAATTGACTCTTTTGGAAATAGATGCAATGCTTCTATAATTAATTTTTGATACAAACGAACATGACTCAATTCATCTCGATTAATCATCCTAAAAATATCGGCACTTCCAGCCATTAGATGTCTAGAAGCTAAATTATAAAAATACTGGAACCCATTATAGAAATACAGTCCTTCTAGAATATAATTAGAACACAGAGAACCAAAATAATTACTCTGTGTTGGGCTGTCAATATATTGTTGATAAGAACTAGCAATAAATTCACAGCGATCCTTAAGAACTTTATCAGTGCGCCATAAATCATAAATTTCAGCCCTTTTGTTTGAGGGAATAATAGTTTCAATCAAGTATTGATAACTTTGATTGTGCATAGCCTCTTGAGAGATTTGTTCTGCCATACAAAGACTAATTTCTGGTGCAGTGACGCTACCTTTTAAGTGAGGAATGTTACAGGTTTGTACAGAATCAAGAAAAGTTAGGTAAGACAAAATACCATCATAGGCACGTCTTTCGTCAAGAGTTAAATTGTTATAGTCAGTTATATCTTGAGTAATATCTATTTTTTGCGGAATCCAGAAATTTTCGCGCATTTGTTGATATAAACCTACCGCCCAAGTATAGCGAACATCATTTAATTGCATCAAGTTGGTGGTGTTACCAAACCAGATCGAACGGTTTTCGATTGCATCATCTCCCGACAGATTGAAGATCGGGGAAATGGGCATTTTATTGCTAAGACTGATCAATGACATAGTTTTACTTTACTTTAGCTCCCAGTTTTTACATTGTACACAAGAAATAGAAGGATTTACGCTACATTTTAGATTAAAGTCTTTATGGGTTTCAGGATTATAATATTTACAAGAACTAATCCGATTATATTCATCTGTTAAATAGTATTTGAATTGTTTAACTGTGTAGATTAAATTAGTCTTAAATCTAAAAAACACTCTACACAAGACAACAGCAAAAATTAAAGCAGTATAAAGTAAAAATATACTTAATACAATAGTTGCTAGAAAGT